TCAGCCTCAACATACACATACTCATTTGTGTGCCCAGTGAACTTGCCCTGTGACTCACCCGCACCAAGTACCAACTGCTGACCTGTGTTATCACGCACTTCGTCAGTTTGGATATAACCGGTTGCCCTAAGGCTTCCAGAGACATCCACCGTAAATGCTGGTGCAGTTTGACCACCGAAACCGACTGAACCATCATTATCAACATGAATTGCAACTGCCAAACCGCCACGAGAAGTGCCCGTCTTGACTTGAATATCATAACCAGTTAAAAAGCCCAACGCAGGAGAATCCGCACCAAGAGTGGTAAACCCTATCTCAGCATAGTTATTAGTTCCAGAGTCCAAAACTGAAACGGCACGGTTCTGCGATGCAACTTGTAAATGACCAGGGGGTGCTGTTGTCCCAATCCCCACACGCCCATTGCCACCATCTATCACCATAGGATAACTCGCAGCACCACTGTTGTCTGCCGCTGTAGACGAAATAAAATACAAAATGTCGCCAGAGTTGCCGATACCCCAGTCAATGCCGCCAGCAGTGCGCCAACGCACCGCAGAGGCTGCATTCAATATCAGACCAGAATCCCAACCATTAGTCGTCCATGTGTCTCCACCAGTAGTAGCAATATCAACGCCCGCAACAGGTGAAGTCGTGCCCACACCAATTTTACCTGTAGATACATCTACAAAAAACTTGTTTGTGTCAATAGTAAGGTCACCATCAATAGTCACTGTACTATCAAACTGAGCCGTGCTATCAAACTGAGCGGCCCCATTAACCTCTATGCCTGTACCATTAAGTAACTTCATCGTCGTGGAGTTGAAGCGCATTGCAATATTGTTAGACCCTGCCTTTTGTAGCATGATCTCTAGAATGCCGTCTTCAGTTGTGTCAGAAGCATCATCAATTTTACCAGCAATCTTGGCGTATGTGACTTTCTGATCAGCATCATTTTCGGCTTGGAACTTGATCTGGCCTACATAGTCGGCGTCAGCAGGGCTAGCACTATTTCGATATAACTCAAGTACGGGGGCTGCTGCCGAGCCAGCATCAGTGTCAGTTAGCGTAACTGTAGATGTACCATCAAACGTAAAGTTAGCAGAGCCTGCGAAAGACCCAGAGTTGTTATACTGTATCTGACTTGAAGATCCACCCGCCGTCGTTGCTGGAGAAAGGTCAGCAATAGACTGTGCAGTCACATGCTTAGGATTATCGCTATCGCTTGTGTCAGCAATAACAACCTTGTCATCGGTAGCGACAGTTACAGAAGAAAGTTCTGACGGAGCAAAGTTAACAGTAACCGCTCCACTCGTACCACCACCACTTAAAGCGGTTCCAGCAGTAACACCGGTAATATCACCCACGGGAGAAAGATCAACAATTGACTGAACAGTAACAGTTTTCGGATTGTCACTATCGTCAGCATCCGCAATAACAATTTTGTCAGACGTAGAAACTGTGGCAGACGAAAGTTCTGAAGGCGCAAAGTTAAGTGTAACATCACCTGAAGACCCGCCACCACTTAAAGCCGTGCCAGCAATAACTGAATCAATATCACCAGTGTTTGCGTCATTGCTTGTAAATGCTACAGGGTTTGATGTTTTGCCTTCAATAAAGCCAACAAAGATTTCGTCGGACACTGAAGGCATCGGACCAATCACTGGCAGGTTTTCATAAATGTTAAGTAAACCAAGTCGTGGGATTTTGACAGAAACGGTACTGCTGCCTACTGCTGTAACTGTTGCCCTATAAATTCCTGTAGGTTTCCTACCTGAATTGTATGTGTTGTTTCTAGAAGTTCTTCGTGTCATAATAATTACCCACCGTAAAGGCCAGAAAGGTCACCATCAAACCAAGTGTATGGATCGGCCATCGCCACATCGTCAGGATTCAAGTCTTTATTTTTGTCTCTATCAGGCTGAGTGATAGCAACCCTAAGAGGAGGAGTGTAGTTTGTTTTTAATTTTGCCCAATCATCAGCGTCAAATATGCCGTCTGCTGTAAGACCATTCAACGTTTGGAATTTTTTAACTTGCCTTTGGGTTTGTGGACCCCATATTCCATCAGCCCCAGCATTAACTGCTTGCTGAATTCTCTTAACACATTCACCTCTAGAACCCTGCTGGAATGTCTGAATGTCACAAATCATGTCATCAGAATCTTCAGGGGCAGTCCCAGAAATAGAAACCAAGCCAGAATGAGAAGCATCAAACTTTACTTGATCAACCATAAATGTCATACCAAAGTGTTTGCGCCCTTTAAACTTTACACCAGTACCCGGAAATATTGTTACTGAACTATCATTCTTAATCAGGCTAGTTGAAAAGGTTGCAGCATTCTTTCCATCTATTGATCTTCTAAGTTGAGTCTTTGACGAAAAAAACGTGTCGCCCGCTTCAGAAGGTAAGTTAATCGTAAAGTTTGGTTGATTATCAATCAAGTATTTGTCAGAAGCGAAAAACAATGTTCCGTTTGCTTCAAAAAATTTAAACTCTAATTCTCTAGCAAGCGTAGCCAAAACATCATATGAAGATTCTTCATTTTTTTCGTTGTACTCTCTAACAATCTGACCATCAACGGCAGAAGGCTCAACAAAAATACCTAGCCCAAACTTTTGTGCCATCAGCGTGGCAAAGCCAGAAGGGGATATGCTACCAAAGTTCTTTGATCCTTTATCACGTCTCATATTCTGCATTGCAAGTGAGCGAGCGGTTATTTCAACTGACTCTATTCCAGCCATGGTCAAACCTACAGCAGCGATCTCAAACTCTAAATTGTTGAATACAACTCTTCTTCCAATCATAAAGTAGTTGTTATCATGCATTCGATGGTTTTCGTCATACACCGTAAAAGATATTTGACTAACCATGTTAGCACTCAAGTCATAACTCAAGGCAGTGCAGGCTTCACGAACGTCAACGTTTCGTTTGCCAATTTCCCCTATGACTAATTGTTGGATGTACTTAGACATACTACTAGTTTAGTAAAATTTAGAACGGAAAGCCCGCTTGGGCGTACAAGAATGCCTGTTCGGTTAGCCTCTCAATTTCCTCTTGCCGCTGACTGCCCTTAGCGTTACCAGTCGCTTCAAGTGGTTCTACTTCCTCTTCTTCCTCTTCCTCCACAACTGGCGCAGGATTACGAGGGGTTACAGAATCTTTTTTGTAAACTGCCCGCAATGCTACCAAATCAGGAAAATAAAAAGGTCTTTCAGTTAACTGAAGATTTACTTGCGCACGAATCACAGAACCATCATGGTCCCTGTAAGAATCTGTAACAGACAACTGCGTAAGCACACAATCATACGGCAATTGATAAAATCCGTACTGAAAAGAACAAGTAAGCGATTCTCTAGCCATTAACGTCAGGCTATCAATAATATCCTCAACTGAAGCAGCATCCGAACCAGAAAAACTTTCATATCTAGCATTCTGTGCAATAACCGCTTGAAAACTACACGTTCTTAAAGGTTTGCTCTCTTTAATTAAAAGAGGAGTCATACCGGGTCGAGTAACCTGCTGATTCACAGCAGCAATTTGATCATGCTGTAAATTTTGAGGACCAAACGGGAATATAACTTTAGTGCCCCCAAAAGGAGCAGGAACCGTTGTATATGTTCCATCTGGTTGTTCAACGGATGCTCCATCAAAAGATTCTAAAACAGCCCGCTCTGGAGGAGCAATAGTTCTAAACGGTAAATCAATATCTGCGCCGTCTCGTTGGGATTGTGTTGTTCGTCTAACTCTAAGTTTATTTGCCATAATTAAATTCCATAACCGCTAGTGTAGTATGATGAAGCCCTACTGCCCGGCTCCCTAGAAAATCCCGGAACATCCACTGGAGCACGCTCATCATTTGATGGAACAACCAACTCAAGGTTCTGAATACCATCGTTAATCTGAGACAACAAATCGTTTCTTGCTACATCTGATGGAGCGTCCATAGTAATGAAATCAGTCATAACTTGATTCAGGTCAAAGTCCTCTCCAAATCCGCCAGTGGCTGCAATGTTCTTTATGTACTCCATGTCAAACTCGCCTGCTTGCATCTGACGATCAACGCCACCGAGCATTCGCATGTCTACACCTGACGATACCATGTTGTTTTTGAACGCCTTTTGGAATGTTTCGTTTTGAGTAATATCCCCACCATCAATATACTGATTAAACGCATCAGCATCAGTAAAGAAGTCACCAGAACGGCGACTCATAGCAGTCATCAATCCTTGCCGAGAAGTCAAACTCTCATCAATCGCCGCAATTCCAGCCTCTCCACCGCCAGCACCCTCGTAAACGCCTCTCAAAGTAGAAGCGTCAACACCGTACTCTGCACCCATCTGACCAAAGTAGTTAGCCTTAGCAGTATTGATAGTTCCCTGAATCAAAGACTGTTTAGCCACATCTCCACCGGAAAGGGCGTCTAGGTTTTCTTCAATTTCAAAAATACCTGACAAAGCACCAAGGTCGGCGCTCATACCAGTTGAAACCTCATACGCAGCCATAGAAGATATGGCATCAGAAATCATTGAGGTTGTTACTTCACCCGGTGCAGCAAACTGAAGTGCTTGTAAAGCAGCAGACGCTGAATCACGTCTCTCATTCTGACCCAACATGGAAGTTGATAAGTCAGGTAAGAAACCTTGGTTTCTATTCATTGGGTTTAGTTGTGACTGGAATATAAGTTCTAAGCCAAGGGCATTCAAAGACTCTTGAAGGTTGATTCCTAATGCATCAGCCATTCTAGTCACAGAGTCAGCACTAATGTTAAACGTTTCGGACAAATGTGCTACTTGCGAATCAAAGTTTTCGATTCTGGTTTCTAAACGTTCAATAGCCCCATCTGCCTCATCTAACAACTCTGGTAACCGATCAAATACGGTGTCTTTATCAAACTTTTCACCAATAATACCAAGTTCTTGCAACATGTCCGTAGCGGCTTTGAACTCTTCAGTGTCCCTACCTACAGTTTCCGCACGCAGTTTTTCTGCTCTTGATTTATTGTGAGTAAACCTTGTTCTTCGTTTAATTTCTTCTTCAGTAAACTTTCTTTTACCACCAGCAGTAACAGCAGCACCGAGAGTACTTCTTTGATTTGTCAAAGCCTCAAGTTCACTCCGAGTATCACCGATACCTGTCGTCATGTCCAAACCAACATTGGCAAGAGTATCTAGGTGCTTATCAAGTGCTTTTTCGGTAGCCTTCTTAATTTTATTACGTCCAATGAATCCAGCAATACCGGAAGCGATTGCGCCAACGGCTGCACCAACGGCTGCACCTACTGGACCGCCGACAGCAAAACCAGTCATAGCGCCACCGGCCATGCCTGTAAGCATTCCACTAGCACCGCCACCTGATTGGTAAGAACTCAGTACACCACCGGCACCAATGCCTAAACCGGCTAGACCCATCATTGCTGCTGGGCCACCGCCTTTAAACATCCCTTTCATTCCTGCACCTTTTGGTGCAGACCTAGCAGAGCCTAAAAGACCGCCAGACATAGCGAAACCACCAGCGGCACGAGCAAATGCCATAGCGCCCCTACCTCTACCAGCCATTGCTTTGAAGCCACTTTTTCCACCGGGTCCGCCAGTAAACATCAGGCCAGCACCAAGCAATCCTATGCCACCCATACCGCCACCCATGGAAATAAACGCCAATACTCCAGCGAGTGTTTCGGCAAGAACACTGACAACAGGGGCAAGCATAGTCAAACCGTCAGCCAAAGCGCTGACAACATTAGGAAGTTGCTCCAACACAGGAGTGATAGCGTTCAGAATTTTACCAAGAGCAGGAATCAACTCTTCACCAATGCGGTTTAAAGTTTCAGACACCCGACCAATATTAGCAAAGAAACCAGACTGGCCTCCAGAAAGCAAATCAAACAAGCCACCAAAAACTCTACCAATAGACGCACCAAACTCTTTAAAGCCTTCAGCGTTATCAACAACTAACTTTCTGAAAGACTTAAACAGTCCTCTACCTCCGGCAGTGTCACCCATGGCTCTAAACATGTCAATCACGACGTTAGCGGCAGGTTCCATTTTCTTTAACCCATCGCCAATACTTACAAAGAAATCACGAACAGCCCTAAAGAAGCCAACAAAGTTTTCACCCATTGTTTTAACATCTTGGATGTGGTCATTAACGTTATTCCTAATGAATGCCATCGTTTTTTCAATAATCGTAACAAGAGAAGGAGCAAATGAGTCAGCACCAAACTTCTGAATGATGCCCATCATTCCCAACAAATCGTTCCGAATAATCTGACCAATCTGTAAGAAAGCATCACGGAATGGGCCAAGCATAGGCTCACCAAAATCTGCGAACATGGATGTTAAACCAGCAAACTCCGTTTTAAGAGTTCCAATAAAAGTTCTAGCCATGTCATTACCCAAGCCAGCAAAACCGGCAGAGGTAGCGCCACCGCCACCAACCACGCCTCTCATCCCAGACATGGTTGATACACCTTCAAGAGAACCAGTCCTAAAGCCAGCCGACTGCTTAATAGCAGTTCGTGCAGCACCAACGTCTTTACCTGCCAAAGCATTAGCCAAACTTTGTGCGGCTTTAGCGTCACCACCAGAAAGATTAAAAATCTGTCGAACTAAAGCGTTTTGGTTTCCACCAATACCACCACGAGCAAGTGTTCCAGTTATAGCAGAAGTTGCCTCACCGCCAAGTAAGCCACGCATCTGTGTTGAAAGACCTCTACCAAGCCGACCAGCCTGCTGCCGTCCACTCATTCCGCCACCAAAATTAGCAGCCATTTGAACTTCACTAAACTGTCGCATAGCAGAAGCAGCCACCGCTAAACCAGTAGCAACCGCTGCCGCAGTAACCGACAAACCTTTTAATGCAATGTTGTACAGACTCACCGCCGCTCTACCAGTGATGAGTGCAGCCTTAACACCAAGCAAAGCAGTAGCAAACAAAGCGACTTGACCAGCAAGCGCAATAAAAGAAAACTTACTTAAAGTCATCACGAACTTGCCAAGAGCCATCGTTACACGCTTTAGAACATTACCAAATCTACTAAAACGCTTAGCCACTCGATCTAATCCACGATCCATATCTCTCGTGGAACGATTAAGAGATTTATTTCTGTCATCAAGCGCTTTTAGGCGTTTTTCAATAGCAAGAAGGTCTTTATTGATGTCAGCATCAATATCAACCTTTATTACTACTCTCTCTTCAACAGCCATGTCGCCTCACTACAAAAAAAGAACTGGGAACTTCTGTAACTATTGTACAGAAATTCCCAGCCCTAAATCAGTAACCACCGCTTACATTTCTACGTTTTCTATCACGGTCAGCATGATCTTTGCTGAGTGCTTTTGCGCAGGCAACACGGATTAACCACTCGTTGTAGTCTGAATTTAATATTTCAACCGGATCTGTGTGAAACGCCTCGGCTAGTCGAGCCGCTGAAATAATCCGAACGTCACCGGCTAGTTCTTCAACTAGCCCTGAGTAGGGTCCTCTGCGTCCACATCATCGCCATACCCAGCATAATCCAAAACCTTCAAAGCAACTGACTCAAGATGTGGGTCAATCGCATAGAAAGCACGAATTGCATCAGGTAATGGGCGATCAGTATTAGTCATCTCCATGATTACTGGAGACGCAAAAGTAATAGCATTACCATCGTCATCTAGCACCAGTGAATTATTGAAATAAATTCCTGTAACTGTCTGACCTACAACATAGCAAGAAAACTTAATTGAATCAAGTTCGTCTGTCTTTCGGTTTGTAGAGTTTCGTCGCCAAGCCTTCAACTGATCGTTAGAAATATTTGGTGAAAATGTCACAGAAACACCCTTACGTTCAGGAACTGCAATCTCAATATCTGCACGAGTTACTTCACGAGCAATCTCTTCTTTCAATTGATCAAGAACAGTAACCTTTTGGGTTTTCTTTTTTGGTGCGGGTGCCACTTCATCCGATGGGGTAGAAGCAACTTCTAAAATTTCATCATTAGTACTCATAGTAACTATGATAGTCCTTTCAATATACCTGTGTCAACTAGTCAACGAGTCTGGCCCAAGTATTGGGACCAACTACACCATCAACAACTATATCTTCATCCTTCTGGAACTGGCGAACAGCACGATCAGTCATACGACCAAAATCGCCGTCTACACCAGAATATTTCTTAGGACGGGTTGAAAGTTTATATCCATTCTTATCTAAGAGTTTCTGTAAGAACTCTACAACAGGACCCTTTGCCCCTTTACGAAGCGTAGTTTTGATCGCTGCGCCAATAAACTCAAACACAGAAGCCTGCTCAGACTTAACCGAAGCAGCCTTAGGAAGTTTCTTGTCTTTCTCTACAGGGAACCAGTTCATCTTTGTTCCGCTTACACGGCAAGGCTGATGGTGCCACCACTCAGAACGTACTGTTTTAACAATACCATACTCAGAAGCGATAGCATTAACCTGCGTTGTTGTAAGCCCTTTACCCACGATTCTAAAGTCCACTGCATAGCCATAACCATCAAATTTAGGTTGGCTCATATGGTAAGACCCTTGGAACCCTGCACCGTTTACTCGATCTGGGTTTGCGGCCAAATTGAACCCCGGACGGCGACTCTTGTACCCGTCATAAAGGTACTTTTGCTGTTGATACGTTCTAACGCCAGAAGAAACAGAAACTTTGCCTTTGATTCGTGGGTCTGTAAAGAATGCTTCAAGTCTCTGTTTAAACTTTGGATGCAGGTCTTTAATGTTGACCCTGCTTGATACTGTTGGGATAGTCATCTTGGTTCCTTAAAAATTGAGAGATAATAACTACCTAACTAGGATACTAAAATTTATTGCATTCGTCAAGCAGATATAAAAAAGAAAAGGCACCACCCTTAGGTGGTACCTAATCTAATTAGATTTTTATTTAAACTTTAGATAGCGCCAACAGTACTTACTGAGAATGTCAGTGAATAGGCTGCTGGGGCACCTGAAGCGGCATCGCCGTCAGGCTCCGTGAGTCCAACAAGAAGGGCTTTTGCGTAAGTACGCTCTGAGCCCGGCTCTTTTAGTTCACAGTTTAAAGTATAAATGTTGATGTCGTAGTATGTCATCCCAACCAACTGACGAAGAGAGTTCAATTTAGAACCATCATCGTCTGGATCGTAAAACTTACTAACAGTAATGTCACCAATCTCTGCCGGTGCGCATAGTACCTCTGGGAAGGTACTATTACCATCATATACTTTTTCTACAGCAGCACTAATCTCGCCACCACTTACAGTTGCAAAGTACTTCGGAAATCCAGGACCCGGAATGTGTCCCGGAACGTCTTGGACCGGAGCGATCTCCGCAACGATTTGTCTCTGAGTTGCTTTAGCCATTTACCTTACTCCTTAGATTACTGGGGCTGACAAGTTGCTCTTTGTAATTACTATATCAATTAAGTCTGCGACTCCAGATACTCTTACGCCGACCTGAGCCTTAACTAGACCAGTTGCGAGTTGAGTTGCAGGGTTAATTGTGCCATCAACAATCACATTGTAACCAGGATCTACGAGTGCACCGTTTTCATCATATGCTTCGTATAGTCCACCGGCAATGCGAATTGGCTCAAGGAACGCTTTGATAGAGCCACGGACTCTACCAAATAGGTTTCCACGGCCATCAATTGTCTCGAATACATACTGTTCCATGCGATCCTCAATACCAATTGTAATGTAATTGAGGGTGTCACGCATGGTGATGTATCGCCAGTTTGCCTCGTCGTTTGAAACAGAGCGTGCACCATAAACTCGGATTGAATTTCCGATCTTACGGATAGCATTAACTCTTGCCTCATCTAATGCATCACCTGTAGCAGGAGTTACATCAGTTGCAAGGTCTGAAACCGTGTTAGCAGCAGAAATCTGTCCAGCACCTGCACGCCATGGGCCACCTGCTTCTTGGACTGCTTTCGCACGAGCACCAGCAACAAGCCCCAATGGGGAAATTGTTAGTGTTGATCCTTGAATTGAAGATGTACCAGTAGCCAACTCTGTTGAGTTAGGGACAGGGACTTTTACCTGTGGCCAGTAGAATGCCATGGATGATGCTTTACTATCAGCATAGAATTCAGCGGCCTTTGATTTCGCATTTGCTGCTGATTCGCCTGAAGCGAAATCACACAAAGCAATTCTGTTATTAGCATAAGCGTGATCCCTTAGAGCGTTGTAAATTACTCGGCTTGAAGGGGAATCACCGTGTCCACGACCCGGAGCAGCGATTGCGCCACTCTTAAAGTTTGGACTAAGTTTAGTAGTGCTTTCAGCGAGAGCAGCAGCAATGTCCGCCTCTCCTACAGCAGAACCATTTGAGCCACCAGAAAGTGCCGTTGAGGCTACGGTGGCTGGGTTATTTGCTGAAGTTGTATTATCAACAGCATTCAGCAAATGGCTAACTGATGAAGCGTTAAGAACGTTTATTGCATCAGTTACGCTTGTAAGGTCCCTAGTTGTAAGTAGTAGTTCACCATCTAGAACGACTTTTACTTTGAATCCTGCGACATCAGCAACAGCAACCTCGACTTTGAGGTTGTCTGACCAAGCACCAACATTTTTAGCGTTGACATCTAGAGTTGCTGATCCTGAAGAATCGTTTAGTGTTATGCTACCAGCGGCAGCACTTCCACCCGGAACACGCATTACATAACAGCGTGAACCGCCTTCGTCAAAGTATGTCTTTACATGTGCGTAAAGACTCCCTGACTGATAATTTCCGTAGTAGGTCGTATAATCGCTGAATGAACGAAGAAGAGTTGGTTCAGTAGTTGAACCTCTCTCAGTTTCACCAACGACAAACAACTGACCTGCTACTATGTCCGCAGTACCCACAGGACCAGTACGCACTGCTGTTGTGACGTTTACTCCCGGCATTTTAAGCCTCCATATTCCTTAGATTTTAATAATACCAGTATTGAACATGCCCTGAGGGCAAAACGCAAATGCGCCTGCTCTATCCCTTATTATACTACACCCGATTGTCTAGAAATCGTTGGAACTATAAATACTATACACTTGGAGTGACCCCCAAACTGTTTGCAGAGTATGCTCCGGTTCCGGCTTGATTAATCGCACCAACCCTAAAGAAATATTTAGTTCCATTAGTTAAACCAGTTATAGTTCTCGCTGTTTCTGTAGATCCAGTGTCAGCAACCGCATTAGTCCACGAAGCGCCATTATCAGTACTCTGTTGAATCTGATAACCCGTAATGTCGTAAACTCCACCATTCCAAGTTGATGTTGTCCATCTAAGAGTGGCTTGTGCATTCCCTGCTACCGCAATAACATTCGTGGGAGCATTTGCCGTTATGGCCATCTTTGTAACAGTGTTTTCATGTGATTGCATGATACCTAGAGGTGTATGATCAATTACTTCCTCAAGGGATAGATCATATGCAACGTAAGCACCTGCCAAAAGGCGTTCACCTTTTATTAAGGTCAAGTCGGAAAACTCTTCCCTAATTGTTTCTTCAGCAACCTTAGGGTAACACGGAACAGTGCTGTCATAAGATGATAAAGATGCGCCATCCATTAGAGATTCACGAACAACCGTAGTTAAGTTGTCTCTTTGCTCTGTAACGGTTTGCGCTCCATTAGCCCTAGTCCAAACGTAAGTACGCATTTCATACGTTACTCTAAAGTTTGGATCATAGTCATACTCGTATCCTTCTCGATTTAACGATCTAGTGTTTATAACTAACGAAATAATCGTCGGCCAAGCATCAAGGGTAAACGGCTCATATGTTAGAAATTTTCGAGGATCAGGTAATTGTGATTCACTCAAACTCCAGTGGTTTCTGTATGTTATCAAGCGAGGGGGTAAATCATTAGCCAAGTAATTGCTAACATAAGATTTCGCTAATCTGGGTCCCGACATCATTACGGCTTAAACCCCCTCTTCAAAAATGCGTATTCTTTTCCAATAGTTCCGTAAACAATATGCTCACCAACTGCACGAGCAGTATCATGAGCCATAAGTTTAGGTAAAAACACAGGTTCTCTTTGAGCCATATTAGATGTACCTGCTTGATGGAACTTTGCATACCCAATAGTAGTACCAAAATATGCGGTCCGTGCGCCCATATCTCTGACTGCGCCCCTAGAACTATTCATTGTCAAACTGTCTTTCAAATCACCAGTTCTAACCAATATACCATTTGCGCCGTAGTTTTGTATTTTCCACGAAGCGTACTGTGGGTCCAACGGTTTCCACACACTTCCACTTTCTGCACCTTGTGACTGAAAGTTTCGCATATGTGCTTTTTGTAATGATTGAAACATCCAACGAAAAACTGGCTTAAAATCATCAGACCTTCGTGCCATAGCAAGAAAGCGTCTACGAAGTTTGCTTGTGTCTACCTCAACCTTAACTGCAACAGGCATTTTAGGATACCCTTACTCGACGGTACCTTTTGACACTCTGTAATTCTCTTTCGCTAAATCCAGTCTCAAGTGGGGCGACATTACGAGTAGTTAAATCTTTCAAGCCAACAGTATCATCGTGCATGTTTTGAACTTCTCTCGTGGCTGCACGAAGCATCAAAGTCTTGAATACTCTAATATTCGCTCCGTCTAGTCCAGCCGTATAAGTGACCGCAATTAAATCATTTGCGTATGCGTTGAATAGGTCAAGACCATATTTGCGAGTAATGTAATCTCTTTCAGCAACCTGTGTTGTGGCCGTAGCAGATGCGGATGCAGGAGTTATTGTTACTGACGCAACTGAAACTACAGGACTATTGTCCAAATACAACGTATATGTAGGTGAATAAATAACGCCAGGCGAAGTTAAAGTAGTCTCAGGGTTTGTTGGATAATTATAGTAGTATTGTTGATTAACAACGCCTCTACCAATCTCTGGAACCCTGTACGTCTCTGTAAAGGACCCCTGTTCAATTGGTCTACGCAGATATGCCTCTAGTTCGGACTGTAAACCCTCAATCACCATGCCCACAGCATCTTCCTGTGTATTGGTAAATGAAATATCCATATATGTTGCTAAGTCAGATACTGTTATCAGTGCCATGACACTTCCTCACTAAGTAGACTTATGATTGACCACGATTACGTCGTGCCCTGCCCAAAAGGTTATTGCCACCCCGTTCAAGAAGATTAGCCAACCTATTCCTTGCCCTCGTAAGTAAACCGGGTCGTCTTGGTCTAGCCGAATCTCTGGGTCTTTCTCTATCCCGAACTCTTCTCGGTCTTGGCATAAGACGCCTCCTCCATCATAAAAACTAATGTCTGTGTATATGATACCGCATCAATGTTGTTTTCCGTTATTACTTGACTAGTTAGTCATCAGCGGGTTGAAAAACGTATCATCCAAAAGCATTAAGCCAATGACTGAGTAGCCCACAATATCAAGGTATGTATCGTGTAGTGACTCATTTTTAGCATCTTTGCCGTTAGAAACTAAGTTTTCTAAACGAGCAACCTTGTCGTGGAGTCTCAGTAGCAATCCTGATTGTCCAAATCTAGAAATATTATTAGGACCATAGTCTCTTTGCTTGTCACATAGTGTTGACCAAGTATCAATCTTATCTAGTTGTCCGCTGGCTGTAATGGCTAACTTTGCCATAGTGCGCCAGTCTGCACTTGCCGGAACCATATCTGTATTGAAGTAATGGTCAATCATGTAATCCAAGTGCCCCCTAATCTGAGCATTAGCATCTTTCGAAGATGGACTTACTTCCATGTACTTCCAAGTCTCACTCACATGAATCTTTGCAGACTCTTCCCAACTACCGCACAATATAGTATTCATTAGTACTACTCCGCTTGTACGCTTGAGAAGGCTGAGACAATGGCCATCTTGATAATGACGGCAAACCAAATTAGGCCACAAAGCCAAAATGCGTCAGCATATCCGATAGCAGGAGTAAACGCTGTAAGACCTTCCCAAGCCCTGTTTACAATTTTATTAGCAAACATGAGCAATAGTGCAGTAATCCCATTAAGGAGCGCAAGCGCTAAAAGCCCATTTACTAGATTTACCGCTTTAGTCATAGTATTTGTTTCCTTTGTTTCATTAGTCAAACTAGAAAGTAGTTTTTCCCAGTCGTTGTCTTTATGTTTATTCACACTGTCTCCCTTACTATTTGGTGTATTCGTTGTCTTGAAAGACCGTACTCCCTCGCAATGCAAGACAGGGAATCTCCCTTTTGGTGACGACTTTTTATAACTTGGTTTCGCTCTAAAACAATATCTCGTGACTTTGGTCCGGGTCTAACAGGACCCCAATCCCAAGACGAAAGTTCTTCTAGTAGACAAACTCTTTCATTTGATAAGGCGTCTTGTCGGTATCGAGTTCTCATGTAACTTACCCAATTCCCCAAGTTTATTTCTTCACCTGATTCAATGAATTCAACATGCCCACTTGGTACTAGAGCATCACCATAGCGTTCGGTATATGTAAGTAAAGCGTTGTAGTGCTTTATCCAGCGTGTATTGTGATTCATGAAACTATATTAGCGCAAATGACAGATGGTGTCAAATGGACCTTTTGACAAATTTAAACGTGCTCAATAACTTTAGAAAGGTTCCTTATTCGTTGAACTGTTTGGTGTGTCCCTGCTTTTTCAGACCAATAAACTATGTCAGATTCAACCTCTGCCTCAATTGCTTCCCAGCAATAAATGAACATGGAAAGACTAGGGTTAGGGACTTTGCTTAAAAGATAGTCAAAGTCGTCACTTTCGCACTTTTGATCTGCCCCACAAATAACTGCCAGAGCATACGGTAAAGATACCTTATCGTCTGCGTCTCTGGGAGAAGTGTGTGAAATGCCGACTAATTCTACGAGATCTGCGACATAGTTTAAGTAAATGTTCACTTTACTTTGATGAAATTCTTTAAGGGTCGTCATACCTCTATTGTAACGACAAAGCGGGGTCCGGTTCAAGCCAGACCCCGCCGTATAGATGATGATTGCGTTTACATCGGCTACCGGCTTAACCGATATCCACAATCTCCTCCTTTTGGGGTTAGCCTGATTCCGGTACAATCATAACTTAGTAGAGTAACTTTCACTGAATTGCAACTCTTCCCAATAAGATAATAAATTATCGAATTGGGCAGGCGCCTGTTGCGCACTCTTCGTCAAAGTCATCATCACTCATAATCGTAGAACCAGTCAGTTTTTCGCCCAAAGGTGCTGTTGTTGAAAGAACGTTTTCATAGTCTTCCCTTGTAAGTTCACCCATTGGAGCCTGATCAAATCCATGCTCACTGTGTAGTAAGAAAGACACAGACTTCATTTCAGACCAATGCTCTGCTAGATACTCTCTGATTACATCTAGTTCATGGCTACGGTAATACACCGTTACCGAAATAGCGTTATCTGCCCAAACTTTCTGAAGTTTTCTAACCAAATCCATCTGCTCAATAGCAGTCATATCTTCAGCAAGAATTGTTCCTTCTGGGAAAGCGCATGGGAACTCAACTACTACCGTCCTGTCATCCTCTGTGCCATCAAAGTTTCTCAGAGGCTCTACATAAAAGCCTTTACTCTTGCAATAATTTACAAGAACATCTGAAGATGCCATCCGCATTCTCTTAACAAAATACTGGCTAAACGCTGGATGCACGCCGGGTGTTACACCGGGCAGTAGGCTCAATGTACCTGAAGGCTTAATAGTTGTAAGCCGAACTGACTCTGGCCAACCACGATGCGCAGACCACTCTGCATCAAACTCACGCAGAGCAACATATGCTTCATCAAGCCAGTCCACTTTATCCATAGCCTGTGTAACACCAGTTACCCCAAGGCCCAAACGCATATTCTTAGATGTAATCTTATCAGATGCTGGGTCAAGGTAAGAAAGTGCTGAAGTTGCTTTTTGTACCTTATACAGGAGTCTTGCAACATCAATCAATTCTTCTGGCGAGTCTATCATGGGCAAATACAACTCAGACAAGTTGCATGATTCTCTATTGGCCAACGGGATCTCTGCGCAAGGGTTAACACCGACAATAGACGGATCAGGGCGCTCTTCACCCATACGCCCGAACTGTCGAGAAGCCTCTAGATTAAAGAAACCGTAAGGCTCGCCGTTCCCCTTGTAACCTTCCCAAATCGTCTCAGGCATGTTCTGCATTTGCTCAGGTGACACAAATACTGTGTTGTTTGACATCGCACGCTCAATAGGAATGTCTCCCAAGTCCCAGCGCTTTGCCATTAAGTAAGCCTCGTCATCAAGACTACCTACAGCAATCTCTGCTGAACGACGAACGTTTCCAGCAACAACAATAGAGCCAATGATATTCATGCAGTCAAGAACTTCAACAGATGTCATTGTTCTCCCGATAGCACCATCAAGAACTTTACAAATCTTTTCTACACCAGAAATCAAAATATCAGGCCCAGAGGCTGTACCGCCAAAGGTCTTAATTGGGACACCGGCAGAACGAACAAGATGCGTAGCATAACTCATTTTTCGTGGGTGGTCGTCATCTCCCAGATAGCACTCAAAAACCTTGCGAATGAGTTCACCCCAACCCTCTCTTGTGTCAGGGACAATGAAGTCAGAATCATTAGCATCCTGATGCTCAACCCATGCTGAACGCACAGTGCCAAGTCTTTCCGGCTGGTCACACGAAAACCCTACACCACCACCAAGCATCAACCGCTCAACAGACCATGAAAAGTCCGTGGGCTTTTGGATATCAACAAACCAGCAGTTCACTAGGCTGTCACCACCCAGTCGCTTATTGTTGGGTGTGCCAAGTTGCCACAGCATGCGCCCAGCAACACACCCCTTGAGGTTAAAAAGATAATCGTATAGTCGAATAGCCTCATCTTCAGAAAGCCCTGCACCAATACTCTGTGCTCCATTGACTACACGCTGAACAGTCTCATGCCATTCTTCGGTGCGTTCAATAACATCGCTGTTGCCCTCAAATATAGGGCGAGCATAAGTTCGCTTATAGGTCACATAACCTAATCCATTGAAACCCCAAGGAGGCATTTTGTCCTCGTAGGTTTTAGCGTGATCGTCTGAGATGAGGAACGATTCCATTTTGATTTCTCCTTATAGTGCAAGAAAGCAGCGACCCTTTCGCTGCTAAGTGATTTAAGATGGTTCTTGTATTCTAAGCAGGCTTAGACAAAACCAAGTGTCAAGTCCTTACGAGACTTTTAACAATTAGGTTGACAGTAACACAGGAACTGTGTTTTGTCAAATTGTAAGGTGTGCTAATTTGGTTGCTAACTCAGTTCTGCTACTAAACAGAAGAAAGATGCCTGCCGGAACAACTTGTATTTCTATTGTTGCCTTACCGGACTTCTGTATCTCCGTGGAGATCAATCCAACTTCGCACATTTTTCTAACAAAGTCAACAAACTCTAAATCACTTCTAAAGATTGCACTCATTTGTTTGTATGTAGATCCTATTGTATCCGATAGTTTGCCCCTCGTCAACATACAAAACAAAAGTTCTGAGGCCATATCTTCCCAATGACCAAACAGTGAAAGGGCTGGTCTAGTAGGCTCTAAATAGAAGAGGGAGGTCTTTACATCTGCTCTACACACACCGGCTTCTAACGCCAAGTCATCTTCCTCTTGAAGCGCCAAATAAAGAATAGAGTTGTCAGACAACTCCATCCCTACCAAGTTTTGATTATCGTACAAACAATCAATTAGACAAAACTCACTGGCAACTGACACAATAGACTGTGCCTCATCAAAGGTATATTGATCTTTCAGGGCGTTAACAACAGAATGAACTATAATTGTCAGATCTAAAGTCTCATCTGTAAACGAGCCTTTTTCAGCAATTAGAAATCTGAGAAGTTCAACAATTCCCATGGAGAACGAGAAATCAATTGCTTCCAAAACTTCAACGTCATCCATAGTCCACGTTGGTATTGGGAAATCTGAATCATCGTCAAAGATAGGCATACCCTATTATATCAAGACCCCCCTGCCGAAACAGGGGGGTCCTCCTCAGGGGATGCACCACCATGAAAGAAAAAGCCCCCGACCCGAAGGCCGAGGGCTAGATCTTAAATCGTTAGGTCTCTAAGACTTAACTCTCTATTCCGCTAGGGATTAGGGAGCAGCGTCGAAGGAAACTTTCACGAAGGATTCTGGTCGCTTAACAGCGAGGGCAATTCTTTCCTCTGCAAGAATCACAATTGCGTTTCTTACGAAGAAGTCTGAATGCTGTTCCGAAATTCGGATTGTAGCAGCCTCACGGTCATACAACTGAGCGCCTGTACCGAAAGCACCGATAAGAGCAGTACCAGAAGCGATGGCAGGAGTGTCAATGACTGGAATTCTCCAGACTCGTGACTCTGCGCCACCTGCTACTGACATAGCAAGTAGGTAGGTGCCCTGTGAGTTCTTGGTAAGTTCAATGTCTTCCCAGTCATTTGGGTTAACAATGATACCAGTTGGCTCATAGTAGGCAAGGTATGCAAGGGTAGCAGCACGACGAATGGCATCTGCTTTAGTGTCTTTCACCGGAGTGGTGGCACCAGCAGACCATGCGTAGGTCTGAATACCTGTCGTGTTTAGAATACCAGTGAGGTCTTCACCAGTACCAGCGCCTGAAAGGATCTGGTTGTCTTCTGTTAGACGCAGACCGTAGAGAAGTTCGTTGTCAATGATGGACCGAAGTTGTGGTTCATCTGCAAGAACGTTACGGTGAGCGGCTTCCCAGTGAGCAATGGTCCGAACTGGAGCCTGCTCGCCTTTGAAGGTCATTGTTGAGTGTGGTTTAGCACCAAAAGCGCTGGAAGCATACTCAGGAACAACAGAAGCGTTGTTCGTAAAACCTGTCTGGCGGAAGTACTCAATGATTGCTGAGTTTGTTGTTCGTGCTGGGAAAAGATCCCTAACCCGACTACGACGCTGTGCGATTGGGACAATTCCGTCACGCTCAACGGCACCAAACTGACCTGGTGTTCCAGTAGGAAGACCTGAGTAGATATCTTTCTGCTCAAGTGTCTTTGTCTGGAACGGCGCAACCATGTTAGCACCATTTTTACCACCCTGTAGTGACTTAAACTCTGCTGAGTCTAGGAATGCTGCACCCACAGAACTGTGGTGTGCCTCAACCTCTGCCTCAACACCAGCAGCAACTTCAGCGGCAACTGACTTGTAGTCAGCCTCTGAAGACCATGCTGATACGTCACGAAGTGTGGTCATATCATCAATAAGGCCCTTGATCTCTTTGATCTGGGCCATGTTTCCTTGGAATGCGGCTTTCTTTTCGTCGTCCGCAATGAGGGTTTCACCCTCGAACTGCATCGAATCAGCGATCTCTTGCTGCTCTGACATTTTACCGTTCAAAGCAGTTTTAAGTTCGTTGAGCCGACTCTCATCAAAACTCATGTTTTCTCCTTAAGATTAAGTAACATGTTTACTGTTTAAATGACAGGCGACTCAACAAATTATCTGGTGAGCACCAGTCATATATTATGCTAGCACTGTTGTAAAGAAAATCACGGGAACTATTCCAATAATATCTTTAAGACAGACTCGCTACTAGTGTAGTGTATATAACACTAACACATCAAGCAGTCTTCTTTTTAGTTCTTCGTGGGTGCTTCTTAGGAAGCAAGTCATTATCAGTTGTGTACTTAGGATTTGATGGTTTACCGCTAGACACGAGTTTTAGGAACGCATTGACACGGCCCATTGCCCACTGCTGTCTTCCCATCTTTGGACGATGAGTAGCGGAGAAGGCACCAGCGCCTCTTCTCCAAACAGCCTTCAACATACCTAAAGTAACTTTTCGCTCTTTCTTTCCTCGTTTTTCCATCTTTTCGTTGTGCTCTTTTACTTTGTTTTTCAAAGAAGCCTCAACTTGAGCCGAAAGTTTAATGCCCCCTCTGCTACCAGAAGCACTGCCGGGTTTGTTTCTCCGTGAGCCTCTTATTCGCTCGGAAGGCTTAGCAGGCGTTTTAGGATCATTTCGCCCATAACGTCTAGCAGCCTTTTCTTCTCGCTTCCAATCTTCTGGAATTAGATCAAGTCGTCCAAGTTGGCGAGCACGTTTCATAATGTGCTGTCTTGTTCGCTTTTTGTTTTTACCAAGCCCATACGACTGAATAGCGTTTCTGAGGTCCCCGACTTCTCTAATTGGGTAAGAACCGTCAGGCAAAGCCCAACCCCGTTTGGCATATTCCATCCTACGGTTGCGAGTGTAAAAGCGCTTCTCTTCAATAGAGTCAAACGACTTCTCTGTGCCCTCTACACGAGAAACAATATTCTTAGCCCATGTATATCCCGGATCTCCTCCCCACAAAGCGTGCGCAATGCGTCCGTTCGATGGAAATCCTTTTTCTCCGGGTCTGAATCCTTGGGCTTTGGCGTCAACCTGATGTCTATCAAAGAACGCCTTCATTCTCTTGACAGTTTTGTAAGGTAAGTTTTTACCATTGGCAATATCTCTAGCACGAGCAATACCAACAGCAGTCCCACCACGCTTAAACTCTTTACGCCACTCCAAGGCACGCTTCGCTTCTTCCACCATCCCCTTAGTAGGAGTAAAGGAATCAGATGCGGTAACGCTCTTAGCAGAGACAAGCCCTCCGCCGGGCAGAGTCTCAATACCACGAGGTCCACGACCCCGTAAACGCTCCCAAGTCGGCTTGTTCGTAATCACTCGTCTAGCAGGTCGCTGTGCACGAATGATTCTACTAGACCGACTAGAGCCAGCATTTGAATGAGCAGCATTATGCTCCTCAGGTGTACCACAAGGTGCCCAAGCGCCCTGTCGTACCTGATGCGAACCAAAACAACCCATTCTCGCTGCAGCCATTTCTGCTTCTTCACGAGTATTAAACAAGCCCTTTTTCTTGGCTTTCATTTCCATGAATTCAGTAATGGTCTTTTTCTTTTTCTGGCGAGCCTTCCACTCACGGAAAGCAGGGTTACCTAACTCAATAAGTTTCAGCAAGTCTCTATTCGACTCGCATGGACCCCAAGCGTCGTCCCCTACACGATGCGCACCAGTACACCCTAGCATGGCTGACAATTTTTGAGCCATCTCTTTCGTTGGGACTGTTTGATCTTGTAGCGGATCTTTCGCCATGATAATTACTCCATATTAGTAATTGTAAATAGAATCAGAATTCCTTACATAACTATTATATGCGCCAGTGTAGATATCGTAGTTCTCCTCTACACCATTCTTGAAAAAGCCAGTATTGTGCAAATGGCTCTTAAAGTCAGGATAGTCAATGGAATTCATGAGATACTTGCTGATAATCTTCCACTGCTTAGGGCGTGCAATGACTCGAAAGCCATAGTCGCTATTAGGCGTGGAGATGATAGGCAAGTCTAGATCAACTGCGTCTAGCAGATCGTCTAGGTATTCTTTGTGTCGTGCTCGGACCTGCATACCGTCAAGAGGTTCTTGACGAGACTTAACGCAAGAAAAAGCACCGTGTTTAGTATACATCCACATATTAATCTCCTTTTGTTTCAATGTGTACTTTCATGTTAGCACAGTGACACTATTTTGTCAAGGCTACCCATTCAAGTTCAGCAAAACGCTTAGGATCTTCAGTAAATCTGCGGATAACCCTAGAGTTCATCTTTGGTGACCGAATATACTCCCAAATCTCTTCATCAGCAAATCCTTTAAGATCTTCCATGAATTTTTTGTGATTTCGTGCACTATATGAGTCTGGCTTAAGAAAAACTCTTAGTTGATTTTTCTTTTCATCCCAAGCCCACACCCGCTCTATAACCTCATTAGATAGTTCAACTTCATTAACAAACTCTCGTCTAGAACGGCGAAGAGCCTCTGCTCTTGCTGGGGTCATTGGTACTTCATACGCAAGCATCATGATTGCTCTTCCTCCTCAAGTTCTTCTTTGAGTTGCTCAAACTCAGTTATGCTATCTTTTAGTTTTAGGAACTCTTTGTAATCATCATTCGTTCGAATGATAGTATTTACCGCAACTCTATTATCTTCTGCTATGTTTAAATCAGTTTGGTCATCATTGGTGTTTGTCCAAATAACAACTTTTAAATACTCTTCTTCTTCGGGGGTGGTCTCACGAATTCTAATCTCGTCAAACTTCATACCGTACCACGGGTTTTGATCACCGTCATATATTCGCCTTGCAAGGAAATCGTCAAGATCGTTATCGTCAGGGTCAATTGAAGCCATTTCCAAAACCCATTCTTGATCTTCTTTTCCAGCAGTACTCATTTCTGATACGGGAAAAGCAGGAAACATTGCCATGGACCCTTCTCCACTAAGGCCCTCGTTGGGACTAAAAACTGCAATCACATCTTGTGTTTGCTCTGGATCTTTAACAACATACAAATTGTTTTTAACAAGTCCGAAAGGAGATGACTCATCAAAAGGATTGTAACCAATAACCTGCTTAGGCCCAAGGTTATCCTCACCTAGATCTTTAATCTCTACCTTCTTACCATTCTTGTAAAACGACATAACAACCGTGGGCAACATGAGGCTGCTCATGTTGTCAAGTTCTCTAACTATTGGGTCAGGTTGAAGCGTTAGATCTAACCATGCTGGAAGATTGTATTTTTCTACTATTGATAATTTAGCCATAGTTCACACCTTACCCTACTTGAACCCCTGTTGTGTCAATTTTTTCAGGTACCCCAGGGTTAGTTGCAGCGTTACTTGGATCACCTGTACTTACTTGATCTAGAACTCTATAGTCTTTCAGTCTTCCAGTTACTCTACCAGCAACAATTTCGGATGGCGTAGTTGGTGGTCCGTAACCTGCTCTTGTAACACCATTAGCGTCTTTATAAAACACTGTTAGCCTAACTTCCGCTTCAGACTTATTAGGCCCAAGTAGATTACCAGTTGATCTTATGATCTGAGATCTGTTCAAAACATCAATAGGAATATCCTGAACAGATGCTTCAAGTTTTTCTCTATATTCCTCATTGTTTGGAAGTGTAATTACAGTATCGCTAAACAGCACTCCACCCTTCTGAACTGTTTCTTTATAACCGCCGTTACCTTGCCCAAAGTGTGTAATTTGACTAGGAATCTGCGAGCCATGATGTTCATTGCCCCAACCATCGGCATTAATGTCTACTGACAACAGGTTGCCTGCATATGAATCAAGCATCATAATCACGCCCCCAGAATGATTATCTGTGTTGGTCATTCCAGACTCTCCGGCCTTATAGACGTTAAAGTATGTGGAATCTCCAGAACCATTACCTATGTCATCCTCTACGGATATTCCGGCACTGGCACCAGACCCAGTTACTTTTCTGTGAACAGAAGAAGACGTTGATCCATCCCTAAAGAAAATTCTAACAAACCTATCTACATCATCTTGGGAGCCTTTTACGCTCATTCCGTTTTGAAGGTCATCTCCATGGAAGGTATGCTGTACCTTAAGTTGAAGGTTACCGCTAGTTAATAACTCTGGCATATCTTCAATCGGACCACCTGTAGCCATCTGGGCAGCAATTTCATTTCTTTTCTGTGCTGTTAACCCTACTCGTGGGCGACCATCAATTAATTCAATGGTGACATCTGAGGGTTTAACGTCCCAGTCTTTCCAACCCGGTGAGTTAAATAAGTCGTCAACGGCCTTAGTCGTTGTGTAGTCATAACCGAATACACCATTTGCCGCTAGACCCGAATCACCCCTTGTTTGAAAACGAATCAAATCTCTAGCAGCACGATCACGAACTTGAGTTTCACTAGGAGGTCGAGCATCTACACCCACGCTCTTCATGATGTCTTGGTAAAGTTTTTGTACGGCCTCGTCATCTCCTGCTTCTGCTAATGCTTGCAGTTGTTTCCGTTTTTCACCAACAACAAAGACCTGCATAGTGTTAGAAGTACTTGTTTTATTATTTCCACTACTGTTTAAGGTATCAGGGGTTAACACTACTTTTACATCACCCAAGTCAGCAACAGTATACTTTGAAATTTCTTTCTGCAATATTTCATCGCCTATGGAGTTTTTCCAAGACCCTCTATCAACCTGAAGCCCAATGGAGGAATCTTTCTTTCCATCAAATTCAGCCTTAACCTCAGGTGTAATACCTAAGTTTAAGCCTTGTTTACCGTTAACCTTCAATATCCCTCGACCACCGGATTGACCTGTAGTTTCAATTTGGTAACTCTTATCTGGATCTGCTAACAGGACTTTTTCAACATGCTTTTGAGCATGCGGATTCAACTGCATCATAAACATTGTACTGTCTTCCGCTTTATTATTTCCCCCTGAGGTTTTACCAGTATTTATACGAATACCGTCAGAAACCATACCAGTTGAACCAGCAATATCTGGGCCATCCACAACCATCTGCGTGGCATTTTTGCCCTCTGACGCCTTTTCAGATTTACCAAGCGTCATTGCCTTTTTAATAGACTGCCCATTAGAAAGTCGGACATACTCCATTTGCTCTGGTGTTAATGTCATCTCCGTAGCAACCACAGCAACACCATCCGCATAACTACTTGGGTCTAAAGGATCGGCGTCTCTTGCCGCTACCTTACCACCAGTAGGAGTTGCATCAATCTTTGGAACTGAGCCAAGTTCTTCTCTAAGTATCTTAGGACTAGGTGGATCTTCATAGAAATCAGGATACGCTTTCTTTAGCGCTGCCTGTCCCTCAAGCAAGCGTCCCTTAACAAACTCAACTTGCTCCAATGAGCGCTCTTGCTCTTCTGGAGTAAGCCTCTTCAAAGCCTCTTTAGAGCGTGCTTCGAATTCATCAATACCAAACTCGCTAAGTGCTCTCTGAGCAGCAACAATAACTTGTTTCTTATCATCATCTGACAACCCTTGCAATTCAGTAGAGAACATTCCACCAAACTGTTCTTCACCAAACTTAGTGTCCCATGGAACGAATGCTTTACCAGCATCAAACGGAATAACAATAGTTTCGCCGTCTTTGCCTTTCAAATTAATTCGATTACCACCATGGTTGTCAGTCTCACCAATCAAGTACTGTTGAGCCAAGGCGGCACCAAGCGCATCAAGTTTCTTCTTGCCGGTGCTACCCGTTCCATTTACATCAAGATAGTTTTCGGAATGCTCAATAATGATGATTCGGTTCGTCGTCTCAAGACCACCTTTAGTAATCTCCTGACCCGCATACTTGCTTCCCTCAGGTGCTGTTGCACCGGCTTCAACTTTGTAAGCGGCACTAGCAACTGAAGGTACCTTTGTGGGCATTCCGACCTGCTCGGCAACAATCGCTGCATTCATCTCAGCAACATGCTCTTTGTCGTTTCTAGCAGGTTGTTTAATAACATATTTTTTACCAGTGACTGTATCCCTAACCACCATAGTTGGATATCCAACCCAGTCATTAATTCCTGTTTCAGTAGGCAGTTTCTCAAACCGTTCAATCTCGTCGGCTTGAATTGCCTTAACAACATTCTCTAAAGCCGCTTGACCTTCAGGAGTATCAGAATACTTTCTGTCAGGGGTAGCAGTACTTGGGCTTATTCCGTGGAGTAAATGATCTAGAGTGACATCTGCATTTTGGTTGAAGACCACATCCCAACCAGCATAATCACCAGTGTAATCATCTGGGGTATTCTTGGCCATGTCTTCAAGTTTCTTAATATCTTCATAACCGCCCTCTGGTCCAACCCAAGCGTCTTGCTTGATAGGAATATCAAGTTTTTCAGAGTTCGCTACAGCCTTATCCCATTCAGATCCTGTGGCTGTCTTTGCTAAGAGAGCAGGATCTGACTTGTTGTCTTTAAGTCGCTTCGGCGCTTTATTTGTAGACTGCTTAACTGTTGGAGGACCATCGCCCCAAAGGTAAACAGGGTTGCCTGTGCTCACGTTGTAAGCGGAACCATTCCAATCCTCTTGGAAATCTAGGAAACTGTTTAGTTCTTTTACAATATCAAGATCTCTCTTAACGCCGTCTTTGTTCTCGTTCATAGCGGGAAGCGCATTTACGAGTTGATTAGAATTTAAATACGCCAAGTGTTTAGTTTCGGGAGTGCCCTCTGGAGGATCAAATGAAATAGCACCCGAACCGTCTACTTTATCGCTACCATGAAGTTCACTAGCATTTACTGTAGCAACAAAGAAATAGTTTTTAGAAAAGTCTCCATCGTCTGTTTGACTACCTATAAACTTCTTATTAAGTTGACCCTTTAATTTCATTTGCTCTGGTGTGACTCCCATTTCCTCCTGAACTTCACGAAGTGCGGCTTGAAGTGGGTTCTCACCTTTATCAATACCGCCCTTTGCAAAGGTCAGTTGATATCCATCGTACCCTAACTTGCCCTCTTCGTCTGCGGGAGCACGCATCAAAATCTTACCGGTCTTTTCATCTATAAGGATAATGCCTACACGAGTGTTATCATCCTCGATGTCAAAGTCTTCGAACAACGCAGTCCCATTAACATCAACATCAGTTGGCTTGCTTAACTCTTGGAAGTCATCGCTTCCAAATGCTTCAAACGTCGCAGGATATAATTTATTCGCTTCGTCTTCTGCTGCTTTCTCATTTACAAGATCTTCAATTTCTGGACTGTCTGGAATGTTTAGGTCTGGGTCGTTAATAACGGCTTCAACATCGTCATCGTCTGCTGTGCTCGGAGTTTTACCATCGTAAGCATTTTGACCATCTGGGTTAAGTTCTTTCTTAGCCTGCTTTTTCTTGGCACGCTTATATTGCTCTGCGGCTATTTTAGTACCAATCGTAGTCGTAGAACCAGTGGTAGCGACTTCGTCAAAGTGTGCTTTCTTCCAGACTTCTAAAGTTTCATCATTTGCTGTTTCAATAATTAAGTCGTCGTCATAACCAACTTTTGAACTTTGGTCCTCAAAGTTTTGTATGATTGCGTCGTTGTCTCCCTCAGCAATCGCTTTTTGCAAACTAGGAGAAAGCATTGAACCCGGCTGGAGATAATCAGGTGGTCCGCCCGACAGGTTATTGTTGTTTGTGTTGATGTCTATAGAAGAGTTTTCGTTTTTCTTTGCACGCTTATCTCTCTCGTCACGAGCGGCCTTAAGAGCAAACGCAAGTTTATTGTTTAGTTCTCCGGGTTTAACACCAGACTCAAGTGTTGCTATAAGTTGATCAAGTTCTTCGTCATCGACATTCTTAAAATTACTCCACTCTTTATTGTATTCATTGGTGGCTTTCTGAATGGCTTCATCTAGAGTCATTGCAGGTACACCGTCTGGAGTTACATCAGGGGTTACGTCTGGGGTTACATCAACGGCAGGAGTCTCTGGAGTCGCATCACCCTCAGGATTAGGAACATTAACATCAACATCAACAAGTTCGCCATCAACAACTTGTTGTGTACCTGAGCCAAGAACAGGATTAAAGAAAGACTCTCTTCTATTTGGAGCAAGACGAGTAATGTGATCTTCGTAATCCTCATTCGTGGCAGTGCCCTTATCAACCTTATCTGCGAGGTTGTTCATTTCGAGCCAATCCCTATAACGCCTTTCATTCATGCGCTGTTTGCCAGGGTTCTTCTTCTTATCTTTACGGATAAACCTACGAATATCTTTTTCAGAGAAATCGTTTGGACCATCAACACCAAGGCGCTTTGCCCAGAAAGTAGAAAGTTCAGTGAACTCCTGATCAAGTATGTCGTTCTTTTTCTTCCTATCGTTTTCATTCATGCCAAGCAACTGCTTACTTAAAGCAGGAACGTTAGCCTTCTGTGTTCTACGGCGGAGTTTCAAAAACTCTAAAGGCTTACGAGGCTCTAAACCATCAGGAGTCACCACACTAGCAGTAGGCGTAATGACATTGCCGTCATCATCTCTACGACGACGACCACCCTCATCCTTACGGATAATGTCAGACAACCTCAAAAGAAGGTTTCCAAATATTTCCTGAATCCTAGCACGCATGTTACGTTGCTTGGGAGTCTTAACAGGATTGTCAGTGAGCCTACCAGCCTCTAACTTTGACGCTTCCTCAACCTGCTGATAGGCTTTCTTAATCTCAGCCATATTAGCATTCTCAAAATCCTGCTCATCCAAAACATTCTGAAGGTTCTGCAATGCATTAGCAAGGCTCTCCCCCTCTAAAAGGTTCTGTTGCTCAGGCGTCAAATCAGTTCTTCTCGCACGTTCTTGCAAAGTTGGGCCAATGTTACCCGGACTTCTCTCCTCAGTTACCCTGAGAATGTCAGCCAAGTCTTTCATCGCTGTTCCAAGTTTCTCTTGAACGTTAGCAAGTTTCTCTTTATAGGCGGCACCTAATCTGGAACGCAAAGAGCCACGCTCTTCACGTCGCTGACGACGACGCTCCATGGCATCTTCAATCCGCATACCCACATCAACCAACTGATTAACAATAGTACGAGGAAGTGAATAGCCACAATTGCGACCAAACTGATCAGAGAACTGACCAGCGTTTCTAGTGCCCGGAGGACACCTAAACCCGTTAATGTCTGGATCAAAGATTGCCCTTGCTCTACCACCCTTAGGCTTATTCGGTACAGCGCCTCTACCTATCCTCTTCCCAATCTTTTTGACTTCAATATCTGCATTCGCTGTCTTTCGAGACTCAGCAAATAAAGCAGCCCTCACTTCAATTGTGTCGTGGTAAGATGATGACTTTGCAATGACATTACTAACGGACTTAGTGGAGATCATGAAAGGATTAACTGATTTAGATGATTCTTCAATAATCTCAAATATTGGATCGCCCGTGGCTCTACGAGGAGCAGACCGTGAAAGGAATGTTTCGTACACCCACCGAGGAACCATTAACGTTTGTCGTCCAGACTGAACTCTGATTCTTTCGTCCTTAGACTCTTGTGCTTTTTGGAATCGGTTATTTTTTAATTCGCCTATCTCAACCTCAAACCGACCATTTGTAACGTCTTGAAGATTGTAGATTGACGCAGACGGGTCAGGTAAGTCAGCACTCCTTCTTAAAGATGTTGGGTATGTTCGTTGAACAGCATCCATTTCATCTGGAGTTAATTCACCACCAACCCTGCTAACTTTTACAACTGTCGGAGTATCAGGAATACCAATATAAACATCTCTTAATCCTGCACCAAAAGCAGGAACAAGATCTTTACCTATTTGACCATCGTTATATCTATCAACAAGGCTACCATCAACCATGTCGTCAAACTCGTTCATGTCACCAAGTGCTTGCAACGACACTACTGGTTCAAGGATAACCCCGTCTCTACGAACAAACCTTGTCGTAAACTCTTGCTCACTAATTCTAGCAAGAACCAAATCAACAGATGTTTGTCGTCTAGTTGCGCTGCCTTTTTTAGGAGCAACAGGAATTTGGGCAGCACGAATAATGTCAATAGCGTTTCGGTTCTTTCTAAGGTCGCCAATGTTTCTTACCAAGTCAGCACTCTGTGCTAACCTAGCAAGCGCTCTCTGGGCACCTTCGTTTGGCGCACCCGGACCTGAAGATGGAATCCCCAAAACCTGTGCACCACAAGTGCTGAACTCTCTATTCGTAAAGGTCCCACCCTTTTGGAAACCCGGTGGACACCTGAACTTGTTTCTTGCACCTCTTCCTACACCCGGACGCCTTAGTAGGCGACGAGCACTAGGGAGCCTATCTCTTCCGCCACCCGGTGTTAGCGTCTCATAAATTTGTGAACGAATCGGGCTACGAATATCAGAAAAATCGCCGGGTAGGAGGAACGTACCAACACCTTGAATCGTTTGCCCAACTCTTCCTCGGCTACCTACAATGCCACGTTTCTTTACTTCAATCTGACCATCTACAGGAAGAGCAGAAGAAGAATATTGTGCAAACATGGCGGTCTTCATTTCGACAGCGCCCTGTCGTCCAGCAATAGGCTGAACTAGAATGCCTTGAACGTCTCTTGCTTCTCTGACCGCCAATCTCATGGCGGACACTTCCACTACGCTCTCGTTAAAATCAAGTGACTTCTTCCTTCTACCTGCACGCCGTACACTTCTGGTTAACTTACGGCGTCTGCGACGTTTCTTACCTCGCCCATGATGGTTACCCTCATTGGGCCACTTTCCAGTCAACTCGTGGTGAAGCCAAGCACAAATACGCTGAGGTCTACCAGCAAACTGAGGTTTATCCATAAGAATAACGACACAACGACGAAAGCCACCGGGCTTTTTCATGATTGGACGCCAATACTTCAGCAGGTCCTCAAGATTACCACGACGAGGACCACGACCACGAGTAAGACTAGTTAAAGCATCTGCGTTGGGGCCAATCTCTGGTCTTGCTTTAATCTCAGTCAGCATTTGAGTCCCCAGTTTCTGCTAAAGGAATGAATTGATGCAACAATCCGTCACTATCTAAGTATTCTACATCGTCTTGGTTCCAAACGTCACCAAGAAAATGCGTCGCACCTATTTCCAGAAGGGCTTCGTTAGCAAGGCTAATCCGTTCCCCAATTATGTTGGCTTTCATTTAAGCCTCCAAACTAATCAGGAAAGTCCTTCTTCTTCCTCCAACTTAAGACTTTCAAACTCTTCAAGAGCACTTAACATTTCCTCATCAATAGCGGCTTTCTCTGCCCCTTCTTGAGGTGCTGCTGGTGCTTCTGCTTCAGGTGCTTCTGGTACCTCTGCTTCTGAGTTGCCTTCTGCTTGTCTTACAGCAGCAGCAAATCCCTCAGGAAGTCTTTCTTCTATCCCAAGTTCAGTTGCCCTTTTCAGAATATGTGCAGCAGCAGCGTTCTGATCTTTCGCTCTTGGAAGTGCAGCAAGTGCATTCTCAAGATCAGCAGCATCAGAAATTGGGAATGAACCATCAGGAAGTGCTTCCCCAGATTCAGCCATTGATTGACGTTGCTCACGAGAATACATTCTCTTGATTTCGAGTTCTGCTTCTAGCGCTTTGATCTCGTCTTCTTCGGCCAATTCTGTAGTAGATTCAACTTCATACTCATCGTAACCTAGGACTTTGCCATCAATACCAACGAAGAAATCATAACTTTTCTCTTCGCCGTCAATCTCAACAACGTAAACATCTTCATCTGCGAAGACATCAACCATGACACCCATTACTTCGCCTTTGGCATCAAGTGATTCTAGTGCTTTAACAGCAACTTCTTCTGCATCTGACTTTGTGATTACCTCAATGCCCTCAAGAGATTTACCATCAATAAGGTCATCGTCAAGTCGCAACCATCCAAGTTCTTCACCTTCGCCAGAAAGGAATACTTCAATAGCAGATCCATCTTCACGCTTGATGTCAATCACAAACATGTCGTCAACATTTGAGTATCCAGAACCAATAATCTCTGAACCGCTGTAAGCATCTTTAACAATTAGTTCAATGTCTTGAAGACCGGGTAGTCCCTCTTCTGGGGCACACCCACCACGACATACATCACATGGCTGTTGTACTGACTTGCGCTGTTGACCACAAAGGAAGTCTTCTGACTTTTCTCCACCAGTAGCGGTTTGGTATGCTTCCATGCTTGCACATGGCATGAACATTCCATCACTATGCTGGTGTGATCCTTCACAGCCGATTTCGGCGGCACGAGCAGTGGCCTCTGCGGCAGTCTCAAACATATCCTTAGGCATCTCTGCTTTTTCTTCAGCGTCTTCAATAACCTCGTCATCTTTACGACGTGAGTCACGCTCTAGTGGGCTACGGCGACGGTAACGCATGCCGTATCCTTTGCCAGTCCCTTCTTCAAATACCTGAACAGCCTCGTATGCCTCTTTGGCATCATCGTCAAGTTCCATGTATTTGGCTTCAGGGATAATCTCATAGTCTTCTTCAGCATCCACTAGGGCTGATTCTTTGAACCACAACATAGGCATGTCAGTGACAGTCTCTTCTTCAGCCATTCGTGCCATGATTGAAGCCGCTTTCTCGGAAACTTCATCGTCTTCTTCAGACTCTTCAGTATCGTCAGCCTCTTCGGACTCTTCAGCCTCTTCAGATTCGTCAGCCTCTTCGGACTCTTCAGCCTCTTC